ATCGTATGCCGCTGTGTGCACATCGCCCGACATAGCGTAGAACTTGAGCTGGCTACCGACAGACATACCAGACAGACGCTTGGTCACGGTATAAGTACGATCGCGAGACATCTGCTGCTGAGCTATAACGGTAGCAGCGTTTTCGCCCACCTGCATCATGACATCAACAGCCGTCTTGGTCTTACCGGAAGTGTATGCAGCCACATCCACAGACACGGTCTGAAACAATTTTCTCGTCTGTGTGCCGTCATCAGACCAACGCATGACGACGAGAGGCGTGTCATCAGCCTCGTTAACGACCATGATGCCGGAGTACAGCCAGTTGCCAGATACGCCCGAAGCCACGTCAACACCATGCAGACGCAACGGGTACGAGCCATGTGTCAGGCCAAGAGCTTTAGGGTCGAGGTTGACGGCATGAGTAAAAACGTCAGTAACCACAGTCTCGTCGATGGTGTGCCAAGCACCACTATAGTACATCTCAACAGTTGCCTTAATACCCTTAGATGATGCATTGTTGGGGAAGGAATAAAGAGGTACAGACACAGCAGCACCATTCACCTTCAGCACCGTCGACGAAGTATAGTTGAGCGTCTGTTGCGACACAACAGTAGCATCAACACCCACAGCCGACACGTTCTTGTTGCCAGAGTGGTCGCCGTCATCGTAAGCCACGATACGGAACGAGCGCGAACCTGCAGTAGTTGCAAAATACTCGGATATATCAATTTTGAATTTGAAATCGTCTGTAAGATTAGCCGATGACTCAGTGTTGACATTAAGCGTCTGCAGAACAGCGTTAGTTGAGCGGTCAACGAGGTCTACACGTGTTATGGAGTTGAGCGAGTCACCTGAAGGAGTAGAAGTCACCGACATAATAGCAGCCTCGATCATCATCGTCGAACCCACAGCACCATAGACCGTCGACTTCTTCAGCGCAATGCTGACGGTCGTAGCCTGGACTGCGCCGCCGCCACCCTTGATGACAATCTGGCGCTGTTCGCCGATTTGGTCACCGTCGGCATTGGTGAGCGCAAACTTGTAGACACCGCCATCCTCTTCGACAATATCGATGTCAGTCGGCGTGTTGGTGTATGCGCCCCCCGTGCTGTAAGGATCTTTGCCATTCTTGACGGGAACATCAGATACGTTGATGTCATCGCTTTTGCCGAACTCACGCCACAAAGTCGCACCCGTGTCAGTCTTGGACGCGTCAGCGATGTTGTCGCCATGGAACTGGAACGACCTCGTCTTGTTAGCCTCGGAAAGAAAAGAGATAATAAGACCACGCTTGATATAGTTGACAGCCGTACTCTGTTGATAACTGATGAGAGCAGCCACCGCACTGCTGAGCGTATAATAAACCACCTTGCCATTGCCATCGATGAGATTGTTGATGTTGATGTAGGTCTCAGAACCGGCAGCGAGAGAGCCGAAGTCTTGCCAGTTCACCGGGTCCTGCCAAGCACCGATGGTAAGCGAAGTGCCTATGTACTGATATGTCTTCCAAATCTTCTTGGAAACTTGAATAGTGAGCAGCAAACCAAACGACACCTTGCCCGCATTCCACGCCACATCAACGGCAGACGCCTTTGCATTGTCGGGATCATAGAGGGCATAAAAGCCGCTGATGGGATAAGAGACTGTAGGGTTGAACACAGATGACGACGTACCGCCACCGCCCACATCCTGCCATTTCTCAGTATCACGGAAGTCCGCCTCAGACGTAGAGTCGGAAGTATACTGCTTGATCTCCCAATGTGTAGAGTCTTTTCGATAGGTTATCATCAGACCAGGAACAACAAGGTCTCGAATAGACGTTGTACTGTAAATGCGGTCAATGGCTGTTTCGAGCGTGTAGTTGCCGCCGACCAGTCTGCTAACATTGACGAAAGGAACCAGCCCGAGACGAGTCTGAACAGCATCTATTGGAGTACGCATGTCAGGCAGATAATCCTCAGGAACCATGCCGTTAATGTCAAGCGGAGCGATACCGCCCTCAACACCCTTGCTATCAATAAAAGCTTTAAGATTCTTTTCGGCAGTGCTCAGACGCTTCTTCATGCCTGCGCCCTCATCGCCCGGAAACGCTGTGTTTTGTACATACCCAAGTTCCAAGTCGGTACCGACAAGAACAAGCTCATCTTCGAACCAGACGTAAGAACGTTGTTCTGTCACGTCCACATACATCTTGCCGCTACGAGGCACACGCCCGGCCTCTGTCGCTTTGCCGAAAGCATCACCGTCACGCCAGTTGTTGTAATAAGAAGTCGTACCTTTATCAACCTCCAGAACAAAAACATTATCCTTCAGGTTGTATACGACTCTACAGTTCTCATCTGTAGAATAATATATAGAGGACATCTTGAGCGCAGTCACCATGACAGTGCCGTAAAACGTCACAGCAGAATTCTTGAGAATCTCTATCTCGTCAGTTAACGCCTGTATGCTATCCTGCAACCCGTCAACGGTCTTCTTCTGAGCGTTATAGTTATTAGAAATCTCAAGAATAGACTGCGACATTGTATTGAGCGAGCTCGTTATTGAGGACATCTGCGCAGGAGTGATGACACCAGCAGCAGAAGCGCTGACAACCGGCAAGTTCACATATTGCAGACTCACCTTCTCGCCAGCCCGGATGGAAAGCGTCAGTCTGACGCTATTGGCATCAGCTGTAGGGCTGACGTTGATGGCAGTGACCGCACCCGACGACGAGGTGTTCACCTCACTCACCTTTTCAATAATGTCTTTGAGCATCTGGCCGACAAGCCCTGCCGTGTTGGAGTCCGGGAGCGTATTGGTGCGGATGGTTTCGGCTTGCGATGTAAGTATGTCGTATGTTTTAGCCATTATTAATTGATTTGAAATTGTTTAAACTATCGTTGATGCAGCCAGACAAAGGCACAGAGAACTCAGCCAGACAGCCGTACAGTGCGTTCTCGGCATTCTGTATAGGCAGAACCTTAATCGGCGATGAAGGATTGAGCAAGAGCAGCCACTTGTGCTCAGGCTTACGTCCCACACGGTCATGCATCATACGTACAAAGATATCAGTAATAATCTGTGAAGAATCGGACAATGCCCGCTCCACCTCAGCATAATCGCCTGTATCGGTGACGTGGACAAGCACCTCGATATGGCACGTATAGTTGCGCGACACAGATGTTGACGATGCTTCAATCTGGAAGTCAGTCGACTCGAAGTACACAGCCGGGTAGCGCAGCTCTTGAACCAGCGAAGTGTTGCGCTTGTCATCGTTGAGATTGACGAAGTGAGGACTCTCGTCAGTATGTCGTACCATCATGTGCTCACGTGCAAGCTGTTCGATGTAGTCTATAACGGTTTGTATTGTCATAAGCATTTGATGTTATTGAGGTTGTCTCGATTGTTTGATGCGACGGTTCATCAGACGGAAAGCGTCAAGTGCGGACATACGCTTGTAGCGCTCGATGAATGCCACGTCGTCACCCATGAAAGCGTCGAAGATGGCAAGCCAGTCCGTAGGAGTAGGCTTCTTGCGCTTCTGCATCTTCGATTTGAACGCCTCCACCTCTTCCTCATCCTCCTCGTCAGATTGAGGAGGGAAGAGGTACGGATAAGAACGTGAGAGCCATCGTCTCAGAAGGATGAAGTTTAGGAAAACAGCCTGACGCACCTTCTCAGGCAGCTGCTCCACGGCACAGACCTTAGCGTCAATATCATCGTCACGCTTATGACGGGCATGATAAAGCGAGGCTATGAAGACCGTGAGGTGGTCGCCGTCCTGACTGATGGAGTAACGCTGAAAGTGCGTGTCCGCCATCATGAACTGCTCAAGTGTGCATCCACCAAGACGCGGACCGGGCGCAAAGTAGCCGGTGTCCGGCAGAACCGTTATCTTGAAGTTGTCTACCGAGTCATCAAGCCGTTGCATCCATGTTGTGAGCTGCGTCAGGCAGTATGACAGATAGTCACCGAGAGCGTACACCACATGCATCGGCACGCCATAGTACTTGGCAAGCAGCTCGTCACGCGGCAAGCCACCCGTCCAGAGCATAGCTGCGAGCATCATGCCGTCAGCGTCCAGCTCGTCCCACTCGGTCGGGATGTCACGCTCATACACCTTGCTGCCATGAGTAATCTTGATATGCTTCATAATCACATAGCAAAGAAAGCGGCGTGATCGTCGTTGTTGCGAATAGGACCTACAGTCCGTTCGCCGACAATAGCGCCCATATAATTATTGAGAAAACAGCGCAGAGACGCCTCGGCTCTGTGAGCGTCGAGGTCAGCAAGCGCACAGCGGTCGCCTATCTGTCGGTCAGTCGCAGGCTTCTCGGTGTCGTTGCCCAAAGACCCCGATTCGGTGGAACCAAAGTACAGACCACGCTCCGTGAGCGAGCCCGTCTGTCTCATCAGCCTCGAAGCAGCCTTCTTAACCACAAAATCAGCACATGCCAGACGCAGCTGCTCAAGCGTACAGATACACTCGTCAGCAGGGAAATCAGTCTTGCCAGACAGCCACGCCCGCAGCAGTCTGTAAAGCTTCTCGCCAAGAACCGCACAAAGATCATACTCCTCTACCGTGCGGAACTCGCCCTTGAGACGCATAAAAACGATGTGCGACGAGTTGATAAAGACAAACTGGTTAGCCTCACGTGCCGAACGGACGATGGCACGGCTGCGGTCTTGATAGCACGGCGATGTCAGATAGTCAAGATAAGCCTCAATGTGCTCCTCGATGAAGTCGAGCAGCTGGTCGAGCGCATTGAAACCGGCATTCTTGAAGCTCTTGCGAAGCCTGTCCTCCTGATACTTGTAAGCGCCCTGCCAGTCAGCCGAACCTTGGCGCTGGAAGCCCTGGTCAGAAATACGCAGATTAAGCGCATCGAAGTGTAGCCAGAACGCAAGATTGGCCACAGCACGACGGGCTGTCTGCGTCAGCTGAGAAGCAAGCTTGTCATCCTCAGGAGGATTGTCAGCCAGTTGCTGAAGACGCTGCATCATCTGCTCGCCGAGCAAAGGCAGCAGGAATTGTTGTTCGACGGACTCAAGAGGCGCTTGCATCTTGGCAAACGAGAGCGAAGATGAGACGGGCACAAATGGCGACATCTGACGGCCATTGTCCCATTTAGACTGTGAAAATAGCATATGCATCAAGATTTAAGACAGCTGGTGCGACGTGCCCGCACCAGTGTCGAGGGTGGTAAGTATTGTATTGCGGAAACGCAGCTGCAGATCTTCTGGAGCACCGTTGAGCTGCATGTATAGTTGCAAGGGGTCAAGGATATTCTGACGGTCAATCCACGAGTTGGCGATGTTGACGAGGAACGCCTCACGAATATTGGAGCCGCCTTGGTTGCCGGCATAGCTGCCACCCGGCATACCAGCTCCGAGCACGTTAGGGTTAACCATAAGCGAGAAGAGAATCTCGGAGTTGGCAGCAGCCGACGTAACGAGATTCTCCTGTCCGGCTGAATATTTGTTTGAGAGCGGAGTAATCTTCCACTCCTCCTCGATGCGACCATTCATCTCGTTCACTGCGTAGTTCGTAAAGATAGGCTTCTCGGCATTCTCAGCACCAAGAAGGTTCTTCTCTATGCTCGACATATATTTGTCGATGGCTTGTCGACGCAACTCAATATCCTCGAATTCGGTAGTAGGGAACTTTTTGTCCCAGAACGAGTAAGGAATCTGCACATGCCACTTCCAAGTCGTCTGGTTCTTGTACGCCTTTTTCAAATACTGCGGCACCATGTGAGCGATGTCCACCCACCCTGCCACGTATGCCGGCCACCATATCGGCTCGCCGTAGATATCGTCGTTGCTCCAGGAGTCGCGCACCGGGTATACAAAGCCCCCCCTTCATCTTGCCCATAAAGCGCAGCAGCTCGGCATGGTTCTCAGGCGAATAGTCAGAGAGCAGCGGCAATATTGAGTAGCTGCTCGGCGACAAGTCCCATGAGCCGCTGATGACGCAATTCTGCGAGCCAAGCGTGTCAAGAGGCTCGGTGAATCGGAAGTAGTGGCTGTTGATGGTGTTCAGACCGACTATCTTGTTACCCGCTGCGTTAGGAACAAATTGCACCGCCGACAAGCCCACCTTTAGGAAGTCGCGCAGCGTCTTCTCCATGTACCGGCGTACAAGACGCGAACCGACGAAGCGCTGCATGGCTTGGTCGTCTGCAGGTTCAAGTATCTCGTCGCCCTTGTCATTGTATCCCTTAACATGACACACGAAAATGCCCTGACCCATGGTGAGGTTGCGCAGAAACCGCAGACCCGTATTGAGGACGGTAGTATTGCGCACTATTTCTGAGGCATGACACGGAAACAAGTTGTCTTTGCCCCATGCCAACACACGCTGCCCTGCCACCTCGATGAAATCATGACGAGTGTCGTCGTAAGGGAAGAGCACGCGTCGGCGCTCGTCGGAAGCCTGCTTGTCAAGCTTTGTGTCGTAGAAAGCGATGTCGGAATGCATCATGAGGGGCACACCCTCTTTGTTATATAGAATATCCATTGCTCCAGTCTATGATATGAGAGTTGTATTCGATGATATTGGTAATCTTCACCGGAATGACGTGTAGTTCGGGATTGCCCTTGCAGTCGCACGGTTGGATGCCTCGAAAGCGCAGTCGCTTCATGTCCATGCCCTTGCATCCGGTAACGTATGCCGTAGGTATGAAGTGCAGCCGTCCGTCTTTGGTGGTGAATTTAATTGAAAAAATACGCCTCTTGCCGAAGCGGTCGGTGCGTATGTCGAGATCTGCGAGCATAGTGCTCGCGTACATAGTTTTTTTAGTGTCTTCCATATATTATGCGAATGTTTTGTCGAATGGTGGATGAGCGAAGACGGACGCCTTGCCGGTATCGGGAACAATGAACGGCTGTCGCATAAGTCTCTCGTCGGCATAGCGCCATGTAAACGACACAGACTGCGGTTCGTTGGACGGGCGTGAAACGGAGGAGTCTACATCAGTAATTGTGATGCGCCTAAGTTCGCCGTCGGCATAGACGAAGACGTAAGGCGACGACATGAGGTCGTAGATGGCCCGACGCTCCTCGGCGGAACGCCAACCTGAATGCGACTTGTGGCTCTCGGTGAGCTGAGGATCAAGACGTATATAATCTCGTCCGGCATACCCGAAGTCGCTGTCAAGCTCCTGCTCTTCGACATCCTTGCCCGAGAACGTGACAACCTCCGGAACACCGAAGAGATTAAGATAAACGAAATGCGTTGCCATGGACGGGCGTGTCTTGCGGCCTATATCGAAGCGGATACAGTCTGCTTGCTTGTCATTCTGCAGTAATGTCAGAATGCAGTAAAGCAGAGAAGACCCGTCAGGAGCCGTTGTAACCTGTTTAATTTCAGAGGTATCGGCGAGGAATGTAAAGTAATCATTTGAGCAGTCTGGCTGTATGACAGCCTCACGCCAAGACAGTCCGGAATTGTCGGCGAGCCGATAGGCTGCGCCGACGATGAGCTTCAGCCCCGACTGACCTGCAGTAAGAATGTTGACTGGCTGTGGCTGTCCATCAATCAACGAGCGCCGTCGCATCTGCGTGGCAAAAATCGGCTGCAGGGCTGTAATTTGTCGGCTCATATACAGTGCGCGAGTAGTGGCAGTAACACCACCTTTGACAGCGACTCTCAGCGTACATGACGCCGAACGTGCGCCAGCCTTGAGCATAGTGTCAGTGTCGAAGGATGTGAGAATGGCAGCATTGACGAGTTCAGAAAGCTCGGCAATGTTGACGTAGCCTTGTTTGTTTGGGGAATAGCTTGACGAATTGTCGAAGACGGCGACTCCGGAACCGTCGCTGACGGTAGTGCTAACAACAATATCACCCTCAGCCGCAATACTGATATTGTCGGCTGAGGGTGAGAATATGATTGAGGGCAAAGATGAGATTTGCATAAAGATAATATTTTACCAGACAATGAGTTGATATCCCACACCAGCAACAGGGGCACGAACCGAAAAGTTGTAGCCTGCATACATCGTCCAACGCCGATACCGGTAACCGGCCATTAGCGATGTGTTATGCAGACCCCAAGTGGATAGCAGGTCTACGGAGTGAGTCGTCGCGAGTCTGTTTGGTGTGAACGTGAGACTGACTTTTCGACCTGCTATCACATTTTGATATACCGTGTCGCTGATAATAGCGACAGCGCTGCCACCGAGCTTACCCGGTGCCGAGGCCCGCAGCGTGTCGCGGTATACGTGACGCGAGAAATATTCTTCAATTATGGCATTTGTGTCAACGTAAGCCGGCACCTCTACAAGCGACGTCTTTGTTGGTTGCGGAGTATATATTGTGTCCACTGTTGTCTGTACAGACGGCAGCGGATCGTAAGGATCTGTCTTCGGATGCCTCTCAGCCGGAGCCTTCACCGCGGTACACCTACCGACGGTGAAGGCAAGAGCCAGAGTACCTAAAAACGTAATTGTGACAAAGAACCACTTAATGTTAATCATGATGGTTAAGGATAATCATTTGACCTTTAAAAAAACCTAACTCAATTATAGTTCACAAACTGCTATTACATATATTTTCTGCCTATTGATTATTTGAAGCCCTTAGCGATGCGGTCAACGGCTGTCAACATAGTTTGCTTCACCATGCTGATGTAGAAGCTCTTGTCTTTGCCGTCGATGCAAGCCATATTCTCGAGGATGCTCGTAGTATTCTCCACGACGAACGCCACCATCAGAATGACGGTCAGTACATCGAAGAACCATGCACCCACAAGCCACGTCAGAGAGTTGGCGTCATACTGAGCCGCAAACCACTTGAACATCTGACAAGACACGAAGAGCATAAACCAGATGCACAGCTTGAGGACAAACCTCGAAAACTTTGCACTCTCGAAAGGCTCGTTGCGTTTATGACTCGCCACCACACCAGAGACCAGCTCTATGGCCATAACGAAGATCATAGCGATGGCAAGAACGGGCCAGATGCCAAGCACAGAGCAAAGCAGACCCCAGATAGACGACAGCGCAATGCTATGCCCCGTACCCAAATACTTGGTCGTAGGGAACACGCTCTGCATGAGAGCCGAGAAGCTGCCGTAGCCGTATGATAACAAAAACCTATTCATAACATAAAAAAACTGAGATTATGCTTGCAAAGGTAAATCATATATATAATATAAGGTAGGACAAAAAAACGGCGCACCCTATTCACATAGAGCACGCCGCCAACTTCAAAAATTATTTGTTTGTCCTTATATGTCTATTTCGTCACGTTCGTACATCACCCAGAGCGGTTCGCCATCAACGTACACCGTACAGAACCCCAACTCCGACATATACTTGTTTACCTCAAGCACCGTCAAGGGGTAAGTGTGACGCAGCGAGTAGGCTATCTCGCGTGATGAGCGCAGCATGATGTTATGCCTCTCACCGGCAGTGTCATAATTTGACGTGATGAGACGCTTGAAGAACAGACCGCCGTCATCCTTCTTCTTGTCGTCCTCACCCTCTTTGTTCTCACTCTGTTGAAAGAAACCTATTCCCATTGCAGCCTCCTTTCCGGTTTAAGATGCTCCGGACAATTGCGGTTAAGGTCACGAAGAAAAGCGATGACCGCACGTATAGTGTCCAGATCGGCGAAATACTCCTTATACTCCTGCAGCTCACAGTCTATCATCGAGCTGTCTTGAGTCTTGGCAAGCAGATGCTCACGGCTGTTGGTCAGCAGATCAATGAGATAAGCCACATCGCCCTGCTCAATCTGCTTGTCAAGCTTGCGTACTATGTTGCCTGTTGCAAAGCGGCAGCGCTCCGGCTGCTGTTGCTGTTGTTGGTTGTTGTTATTGCTCATACCTTACCTCCTTGCATTGCTATCAAATCATTATACTCTACAGCCCATGGCACTTTATCGTCGAAGAACGGAGTGGCGAACATTTGTGGAGCGTCGGAATCGTTAGTGACATCATAGAGCGTACCCTGCAGCGGATAGAAGTAGGCTGTCACCACGCGGCACGCATCACCGTCGCGCAGATCTTTGGTGTCCTCCACCCAACATGCAGAACACTCCTTGCCGTAGAGGTCATGCTTGGAAGAACACCAGCAGAACCTCGCCTGAGTGGTGCGGCGAGGGTATTTGACCGCAAGAGCGTTTGTGAGGCACATCAGGTCTGCCGTCATATCCTCTAATAGTGCCGTAGGAAAGCACATGCCGTGCAGCGGCGACATCAGCCTTATCAGTTCAGACTGAAACTTGTTCTTCGGTGCATAGCTATGCACAAGAATCACCGACATCTGGTTCATGAATTTATTATCTATATTGCTCATTTCTCACCTCCTTTGTTAAGCATCAGACCCATACAAGCAATACCATATAATATAGAGAGTTGGTGACCGCGTTTTGCGCGTCGGCGATAGCTCATGCCTTTAATATGATCTCTCGGTGTCACCTTACACTCGACTTTACACTCATACTTTCTCTCAGCCATCTTCTTATACATGCGATATACACGATGTATGCCATGCCTTTTCATGCTTTGCCTCCTTCCTCTGCTCCGAGGTTGTCGTCATACTTCATCCAGTTGTGACGGTCCTCTTTGTTAAGTTTATAGACATTGTGACAGGCGATGGCGAGGCAGAGAGCGGCGCCAAGGATGCTGCTCTCGGCTATGGCAGCGCCGAGGATGAGAGTGATGAACACGAGGTGAACGCGGAGCGCTTCGTGGCGTGTGACCTCGAAACCTGCGATACGTGACATGGATGTGCTCTTTGCGTTGAGCCACGCCCTGACGGGCGCTGTACTGATGGTCAACGGGCGCATACGAGCTGTGCGCTGGATTGATGCAGTTGTTTGCATAATATTGGTAGTTCTAGCCTTATGCCCGAATCCGTCGGGTGCGGTCTGACGTAGGGGTACGAAAAAAGCGGTCCGTCCTTCCTCGTCTGCTAGAACTACCATGCTTATCCGCCACAAAGGGCTAAAAAACACGTGGAAGGCGAACCGCCGTATATTTTCATTTGCATCTCCATATTATGCGGAGTGCTCCGCATAAACAAAGGGCGTACACCCTGCGTATGCGGAAAGTTACGGGCAAAAAAATAAGCCCACAACGATTATATAATGTCGGTTGGGCTTGAACATACATCCTCGCCCTTTGTTTATGCGGAGTGCTCCGCATAGTAATTCTAGCGATGGCAAAGGTAGATAATAAGATTGAAATGAGCAAGTGTTTCGGGGAAAAGTTTCAGAAAAAGTTTGAGGAGTAGGGGCAAATTGAATATTTTTTTAGTTAAACACCCCCTGCGTAGCAACAAATTACGAATATAATGAGTAACTTTGCATTACCATTTACCACATTTTATGAAGCGAATTGTAAATATAATAATATTATATATATGGGTGACAGCAGTTACGGCCATCACCCTTAGCTTCATTATATGCAATATCGTTTGTTATTTTTTGCCATACAATCATGCTTTTGCAGTTATGGCAGAGATAGTGTCATATTTACTCACTATTATTATTGTTGCACGTTATGTGCGGTGCTACCCTCTGCATCATGACATTCATCAGAAGCATTGGTTCCGTTTACGTTATCTTCAGTAACTTGTTCGATACACATATTAGATAGCCGTTCTTGCATTCGTAACTTGCGTTCTGTTTGATGGTCGAGATATTTTGTTACCGAATCCATTATTTGCTGGAAGAGAGGGCCTATACCCTTGCATTCAAATTCTAATTTCCAAAATTTCACACGGCCTCCCATCCCCATGACACCACAGATGGTCAAGACAACAATTAGCAACAAGTACTTCATACCTTCTGGACAAACCATCATAATGTCACCAGGCGATTGTACGTTGATAGTCATCTTTATCTTTGTTAAGTCTGCATTTATCCCGTTATCACGAGACACGGCCTTGAATAATTCCCCCAAATCACTGAATAAGCAGAAATCGTCCCATGACAAGCCTCTGTCTTGATTGACACGTAGCACTAAATATGTATTATCACCTTTAGTGTAGAGAGGCTCTATCTTACGATCTATAAAATCGGCATATTCATCAAGGCATGACATGGTTTGTTGATTGCCAAGACAAAGTAAAAGCTTTGGGTCAAATTGATGACGCTCTATAAGATGTAACCATTTTACTTTTCTACGTTTTACAAACTGACATTTGCCATCTTCGTGCTTTGAGCTATCTTCATACATCTCACTATTTACTATACCTATGGCATATTTCTTTGACTGAAAATTCGGAACGACAATAACGTCACCTACACTAAGGTTTCGGTAAAATTTAACAATTTGTCCAACTGCTTTAGCAAGCTGTGTTTTAGATATGTCATAATATTTTTCTTTCATAACAGTCTTCAACATTGTTCTTGCTTGACCTTCTGGCAATGGCAACTGCTTCAAGTGTTTTAATAAAATATCATCGTAACCTATAGCGATAAATCCGTCATCAACAAACTCATCAAAGAAGGTACCGCCCATTGAGCGAAAAAACCAGTAATGCTTCTCTGCATTGAGATTAGAAACAAGTGAACCAAGCTGTTCAATATTGTATTGTTCTTTCATTATTAAAAATTTTAAAACATTGCACAAATTTAGCAATAAAAATTTGATTAAGCAATATATGGCAAAAGAAAAGCGGCTGAAATCCTCACAGACTCCCACCGCTATATAAATGTTTTAAAATTTCGATGCTGCAAAGTTAATCATTTTCGTGGAGACACGCAAATGAAAAATCCCCCGATGCGTCACGCACCGAGGGAATAAATAGATCTTTTATATGCCGCATGGTCTGGCGGCAGTGTTGAATTGATTAAACAGTGACCATTTCAATATCTTTGGCAAGTCGGCGCAAGCCAGACTTGATTTTGTCAACCTGCTGCTTTCGCGGTTTGGAAATGCCACTCGCATAGTGTGAGAGTTGCTTTTGGTTGATGCCTGTTATCTCCTGAAGCGCGGCAAAGGAGAATATGCCACGATAGTAGTCGAGCAACGTAGCCACGTCGAAATCATAGACAAGCTGATATTCGCCATCGAAGACAGCCGGGTAGACATCACCGTCTTTACGCCGACCTTCGAGCCAGAAATCGACACTCTCCTGAACATATACCTTAAAGCCATCAAGGTCGCCATCGTAGGCAACGACCCAGCCCGGCAACAAGTCGCAGACGCAACAATAGCCGTCTTCAGTTCGAGCCGCTTTAATCACAACATTGTTCATAATATATCTTTTTATATGTTAATCTTAAAAATAGGTGGCAGCATGACCGCCACCTTACTTTGCTGAACACCAAACCACGCGTCTATTTAATGTTAAAGGTGGGGCGGAGCGTTAGCTCCACCCCGATTTGTTAGAACCTAAGCCCCGACTGCCGCTCAATACTACTGAGGAGCCATCCGCAGATAGATGTTGAAGGCTTGCCGTTGACAGTTACAACACCCTTTTTGGTAGGATGTTTGAACTCTCGGTGGTCCCCGTTGTAACGGTCTAAGTACCAGCCGTTATCAGCCAAGATTCTCAGAATCTTAGAAACTTTTACATTTTTCATAGATCGCTTGTTTAATAATTCAACACTGCAAAGGTAGTAATTTTACTACTAATAACCAAACAAAATAGTAACTATTTTACTATGAATAATAAAAACGTCTCAAAAAGCCTCTTTATGGTGGCTTTTTACCTCTGACGGGACCCGACGCAAAATGTGGCAGCATTTTGCGTCGGGCGCATTTTTTATCCCCACCATTTTTGATGTCAGCAAAATGGTGGGGATTGTCTTCTTATAGTCTGCCCTCCTCGGCGTAACTATAATACTTAGTATCGGTGACGATAACGTGGTCACACATATAGATGCGCATACATTCAGCAGCTTTCTTTAAACGCTCGGTGATTCGGTCATCATCACGGCTCGGTCTTGCGCTACCGCTCGGATGGTTATGTACGAGCGTTATGACGGTGGCGTTGTTTAGGATAGCCTCTTTAAGCACCATTCTCACGTCTACGGCTGTCTCAGTAAACCCACCGCTCGAAAGCTTCACGGTTTTAATAAGTTTAAAACTGTTGTTCATTAACAAAACGTGCGCTTCTTCATGGTCGGCGGTGCCGATGGTCGGTCTGAAGTAACGCCAAACAGCGTCGGCGGTGCCGAACTCCTTGCAGTCCTCTGCTGTTTCTTGTTCAATGCGCTTTGCAAGTTCAAAAGCAGCTTGCAAAGCCATAGCCTTTTTCGTGTCTATGCCTTGCACCACTTCAAGCTCCTCGGTTCTCCGCTTCGTCATCGAGCGAAGACTGCCGTCACAAATGTTAACGAGTTGTCTGCTTTGCCTTATAGCAGTCTTCGGGTCATTGCCTTGTCCGATGATAAGCGAAATAAGCTCAACGATATTCAGCGTCTGAAATCCGCCGTTAACAGCCTTAAAGTCTGGACGCTCTTCACGTACCATATCAGAAAAATTCTTCATTTTCTTTTGGTTTTAAGTGGTTATCAATTCATTTTTGCAGTACGAGCCAAAAACATGGCACCCAACACGTTAGCCCCTGCGCTTTCAAGTTCTTCGGCAAACTCGTTTGCCGTCGCTCCCGTCGTGATAAGGTCGTCAAACAAGATAACGTTCTTGCCCTCGAAGAAGTCAGTATCAGCGCTTACAAGATAGCCAAACGACTCGCTGACAATGTGCTGTGCGTTATTGTGCTTTGCTTCACGCATACCGAAAATGTTGACATGTGCGGTGCCGTTCTGAATGCCGGTGCGCTTGCTGACCTCGTCGGCAAATCGTTTGAAACGGCGGATATACTTTGAGTTTGTTGCTGCAGGGATGCAACAAAGCACATAGTCACAACACGAAACGCCGTACCACTTTGTGAGCGTATCAGACACGAGCTTGATGGCGTGTTCTGTAGCTCCACGCTTGCCCGACTTAAAGTCGTAGATAAATTGTCGGATGCGGTTGATTCTCACGTCGTCAGTGGCGAAACGCTTTGGAATGTAGGTGTAATAATTTGCTGTCTTCATATTGATTCTCGTTTGATTCTCTGAGGCGAGAAAGAGCTTTTTTACAAATCGTCTGAATCGCTGTCGAGAGTTTTTTTTATTCACTTCGGGTCGATGTCGCTTTTTACGCCGCAACAACAACGACGGGAAGAAGGCGTGAAGACAAGAAAAAGCCGGCTGTATTTTCATGGAAAACCCAGTTTTGTGACGTAGGAAGAAAACTCGGAAGGCTGCCGTTAAAAAACTGACGATTTAGCAAAGCGGTTCTTGGCTGTGAGCCGCCCGTCGTAACTTCGCGGAGAAAAAACGTATATCGAGCCGAATGCGAAGCATACCTCTATATGAAAAAAACGCTCTCGACTGCGACAGAAGACGTCAGGCAATAACCATGTGCGACAATTATGGCGCACATACCAAAATCCCCGAAAATCGGCTGCTTTGTAGCTTAAGCGGATGACAAAACAGCCGATTTTCGGGGCAAAATTTTTTCATTAAAATACGTTAAGTATACCTTATTTAAAGGGTTTTCGTGTGGACTTTTTTAAAAAGTCCGCTCCTACGTGGTAACGTAGCCAGCCGCGCCCTACCGAACGCTGCGCCCAAACGTGCGCCTTTACGTTCAAATATGACTACCCCCATACCACCCAAAACGCACAAAAAACGACCGCAAGCAGTCCTAAGCGGAGAGCAAGCGGTCGTCAACAGCGACAAAAAAGGCGACAACAAAAATATCAGACACGAGCGTCAACGAATGACGTGTTGAGTCCTTGCAAACGAGTGTAGTACTTTGTCCAGATGCGTTTGTCTAAGCAGTCGCCGAAGTGAGTGGCTTCTTCGGGGAGGATAGACTGCTTGCGCTCAGAACTCTTGTCTTTAGCGAAACGACCTATCGAGTCCTCAATCACGCGCGTATTCTGCATAGAGATGAGCGTATAACGGCAGCGAGTAGCGTTGATGCGCACATGAGGAAAGCGAGGGTCGGTCTCGGATAAGATGTAGGTCCACAGCAAGAACTTCTCATGCTGTGGCGGTTCAATGCCAGGATGAACACGTTGCTCAACAGTCCAGCCAAACTTCTGAAGGCGCTCAATGAACAGTTCGTTGTACGACTTCTTGGAGTTTGCACGGCGAGCATCGCCATAGCGGTCACGGTAGAAGGTGAGGCGTTTGCAAGCATGATGCTCGTAGTAAGCGATGAACTTGTCAGCGAGAGCATTAACCTCGGTGTCGGTCTCGTCATCACGACGAACGAAGAACTCATTGATGACACAGTCAACCGATGTCTGACTCAAGAGCTTCGACGCAAAGTCGAACATACGCTCCTGACCAACACTAAGGAATGATGCAGCAGAACCCCAGTCTGTTGAAATCTCAAGAGGCTGTGTAGGGTCGCAGTCAATGTCTGCACGTGAATCGTTAGCCCTGGCAAGGTCTTGCCAGTTATAGTCGTGGTTCTCGGCAAAGTCACGCAGGTAGCTGTCATTAATGGCATTGTAGTAGAGATGACGGTCGTCGAGCTTGTAGTAACAATGGTCAACCTTATCGAGGACAAAATTGAGAATCTCAACCATAAATGACAGCTTATCCATTACACGGTATTGGTTGACGATGTACGACATACCAAGGTTCTCGATATTGTCGAACACCGAACCGAGTATAAACAGCGTGGAGTCCTTCGATACGAACGGCGTAAGCTCGTGACGCATGCGCACCGCCTCGTTCCAAAGATCACGGAACAGCTGGCGGTCATGCGCAATGTAAGCCTCAATGAGCTGCATCTGCACCGACACCATGCGGTTCCACTTTTGAAAAAGCGGGATGCCACGCTCCTTCTCGTAGTATTCAGCTGGAGCAAGCAGCCACTTCTGCTGTGAGGTGTAAGGCATTGAGGAAAGGAAAGCGTTGCCATGATGCTTGACAATAGGATGCTCAGAACGCTTGCCGAAGATACACTCGTTGCCGCGATTTGTAGGCGCGACCTCTTGATCGAACTTCTCCTTGTTGATGGTCAATGCCTCGTCGGTTATGTTGAAGTCAGCGTTGGGTCCTCGGCTGTTACCCTCCTGAGTAAGGATGTAAAGACAATGCCCATTACTGAAGCTGATAACGTGATCGAACTGCATAAGATGCTCGTACGGTCTGATGAACGACTCCGGAGGACGCTTGCAGACCACATAGTCGCCCGTGTGCGTGTCGTAGTCGTAAGGCTTGTAGCCAAGCATCTCAAGCATCTTGAATGTAGACGGAAGCGTCTTGGTGAGAGCCTGACCAATGGTAGCCTGAGCGATGGTAGTAATACCACGCGGCATGATGCGCACATTCTCGTCAACCTCGGCACCTACAATGAAGCTCTTGCCCGTACCACGCGACATGACAGCATACTTGTTCTTAGCCTGCAGCATGAGATAAGCATACTGTATACGGTTGACGTGAATGTCCTCTTGCCAGTAGTCTTGCTTGTTGTTTGTCATGTATCCATAATTTCTTCAGCCTGAGCATCAGAGATAGGCTGATAAAGGTTATCGATGAGTTCTTTCTTGTCGCGGTCGCTGTAATTACGTACATCGCCGAGCGAAACATTCTGAGTCTGACCGTTTTGCACGATTTGAATGAAGAACTGATTAGCCTGCATGCGTCGCGGGTCTTCCTCGCCCATGGGACGCTCACCAATGATTTTATGTAGCACGAGCTTCGCCTTGTTCCACTCCTTCAGGTCACCACGCAGCTTGCACTCACGGATAAGCTCAAGCTGGTCTTTAATCATCCACGCTTGCCAGAAGTCCCAATCGAATGTGTGCCGCGACTTGTAGAGCTGCCGTGCCAGTGCGATGTCACGCCGAACAGTCGACGGCGACACATCATATTTGGCACGCATCAGCCTGATGACGTGATTGTCATCGGGATAATCGTCAAGCAGTTTTGCAGCCGAGAGCACTCGCCGGAACTGCTCACGGCAACGCTCCGGAAGCGGGTTGTGCTCAGGGTCGGTGATATGCGCCTCAATCTCATCATGAGTAAGACGCGCAATGGATTTGTAGTCTCTAACCATATTTCAGTTGATTTGATATATCGTGAAGCATCTTCAGCAACTGCTCAAGTGCCGGATTGCTACCGTTTTGTGCTGCCTTAATTATGGAGCGCTGCACCTCCATCTTCTGACGGATGTAGCCTCGATAGTAAGCCGTTCGCACCGGAGACGGCTGCTGCAGCAACTCCTTCAGCTCATACTCTTCAATTTCGAGATTGATGGCAATAAGCGGAAGAGGGATAAGGCAGTAAGCCATCTCTTCGAGAGCGTCACTTTGCTCCTTTGTCAAATTGTTCATACATTATATTATTGTCAAATCGCCAGATGTCCTCTGACGTGTGGATAATGCCCCGCTCAAGCTTCGGGTTGTGTGTGGCGTTCTGACTGCCCACGATGCTGACATGCCAGCCCTCGTTGCTGATGAGGGCCACCTTGGCATGTAAGGAAGTGCAACGGTAGGAGTCGGGGAACGACGTGATGAGATGAGCGAAAGGTTTGGGAGATATAGAGCGTACACGGTTGTCGATGAGGAAACGTATTGACAGAATAGTGCCATCGTCGACATACCGGCGAAGAGTGGAAATTGAGTCCTCGGCAATAGAGTAAGTAGAAAGGAACACATGAGCCGGACCAGTCTGCCGTAGCACGTAGAGCATGAGTTGCACAAGGTTTACAGCCCCGTTGCTGTAGAAGTGCTTGTCGACACCCTGCTTCACGGAACCGAGCTGTGAAGTACGCTCGAGAACGTCTGTAATGACCTCGATGTCGGTCTCAGAACGGTCGAGCACATTAACAAGAGAGCGATGATCCACGTCGGGAACATCGCTCTGGCTTGGTAAAATGACAGAAGAAGGATGCAGAATCATTGACGGTTGGCGAGTTCGTATTCAACCTTAGAACGTTCAGCCTTCAGGCTTTCTACCTGATTGGACAGCTTCAGGCGTTTAGGAGAATCCGGCATCGGGTTCTCGACATTCTGCTTGGAGTCAGACTGATAGCGCAGCTGGTTCTCTTTGCGTGTAATCTGGTTGGTGAGCGACTTGCGACGAATGCGCAGCTTATCGGTGTCCATCGACTTATAGTCAACCTTGTCAGGCGCGACCTTAGGTCTTTGGTCAGCAGCAGCCACATATTCAGTAACAATAGAGTAGTTTTTCACACGATCGAAAGCAGCACGGTCCGGAACAGTACCATCGCGGTCGTAAGCCTCTTTGAGCGGTGCGAGTGCGTCCATGTAGCTTGTAAGCTGGTCCATTTGTATGCCTATAGTCTTACGTTTTTCGACCGACTCATCGTCATTAGCTTCGCCAATCTCTGTACGCTTTCTGGCAAGCTTGGATCGCTGCTTGTAAGCGTCGGCATAAGCCTTGATGACAAGCTGCATAACCTCAGGCATCTGTTTGAACGACACGGTGTCTGCAACCTTAGCAACAGATGTCTGCTCGCTGACAGACTGATGTTCGCCGTCTCGATCGTTAAGATCATCGACGTCGGGAACATCATCGAAGCGAGGATCATCGGGATTGTAGTAGACCTGGATGACATCGCGCAGACATGACGTAAGCTTTTCTGTAGTCCAGGCTTGCTCGCCTTTGCGTAGCAGCAAGGTATGAATATTAGGCTTATACCCCGACCTGCGCAGAATCTGAAGACCAGCGGCAAAGTTACGCTTGTCGATGGGCTGAGCGAGCCACTTCATAGCCTGCGAGCGAGCTTCGAAATATTCTTGAGATAGTTTCATATAACATACATATTTAAAAACGCTACAAAAATAGCGATAAAAAAAGCGATGCCTAAGGACAATAAAAAACCTCCATGACCGCTGCCATGGAGGGGAAAATCAAGAGAATGAGACAAACAAAGAAACGCCTAACCTCCTGCCGCAGTAAGAATGTTCTCGCAGTCGCCCTCGTAGACGAGAGCACGCGGCGTAGTGTATTGGAACTTGAGAGTAGTCTGGTTGCGCTCAGTAGCAGACGAGCCAGTAGTGGCACCGTCACTGTCAGAAGCGAGGATGGCACCGCGTCGGGCGTCGCCCATAAGGTACTTCACGCCGTTGTTATCCTCGACAATGAAGAAGAGCTTGCGACCCTTAGTAGCATTCATGAAGCCAAGAATCTTTTTGCGAATTCGTGCTGCCACAAGATTAAGCTCCATCTGGAACGACTCACCACCAGTCTCGCCCTGCGGTTTGATGGTAAACGAGCCAGTATTATCAGTGAAAGCAAACTTGTAAGCCTTGCAGCCATTTGCCATCACCACATCGCCAGAAAGAGCACCCGCTTCATCAAGAGACATAGCATTCTCTTTGACAGCTGGCAGGTCTGGCCATGTCGCCACCTCATTGTGGTAGCCGAAAGTCACGCTCTCGACCACACCGCCCATGTTGTCTTGAGCATCACACTCAAGAGCCGGGTCGATGTCGGCGAGCTCGTAGCACTTTTTAGGATTTACAGCCATACATTATATATTATAAGGTGAAACAATTAAGCGGATACCGGAACGACCGGCTGGTCGTTGGTGCAGAAGAGCTCGCTACGGAAAGTGGTAAACTGAGTACCGAACACATATTTGCCGAGAGCCTTAAACTTATAGTCAGCCGGTACGGCACGAAGAGTGCGCATGTCACTATGCTTGTCCATACCATACACAACATTCTCCTGAAGAGTAAGCATAGCGAACGATGAGTCATCCGGCATGCCAGGACAACGGACAATCTCGCACATACCCTTAGAGCCATAGAGCACCTGCTGCTTAGTCTCGTCAGGAGACTGTCCGGGCGAATGGACGTTGGGATGCTCGTCTGCGAACCAGTCGTCATACATATCACCGACAGTATAAGGCAGATAGAGCTTCGACTTCTGGTTGCGGAACAGCTCAGGCATGTGTCGCCACATGCTAAGCAGCTGCGTGCCGATGTCAGCACGGGTGAACTTGCCGGTAGACACGAGGTTGTCTTTGCCAGTAGCAATTGTGCCATCGTCTTTACCTCTTTTAATGTGCACGCCGAGACCGTCAAAGGAATCTTTCAGTTCTGTCTTTGCACCAGTAGCATCAAGCTCAGCGGACCAGATACATGGCAGAAGGTCCTCGGAAGCCTGTTGCAGGATGCGGTTGATAAGCCAAATCTCGAACGGATGCTTTGCAATCTCGAGTGCGCCGCGCACCTCAGTAATGTAAGCACGACGGTAACGCTCCGGCTCATCGAGGATTTCGATAACGCACGGATGCACCGTAAGAGTGCGGTTGCCGAACGAGCCAATGTTCTTCTGCTCTTTGAAAACACCGGTGTATCGAGATGATACCGACTTGAAGAAAGCCTCAGTGAATGTATAGGAATCAGTAATGCCCACCATTGGCGTCATGTGACGCAACATGGCATCAGCAGCCTGGTGGTCGATAGCAAGAATCTTCTTGCTATGCGCCTTCACCGCAGTGTTGACGGCGGTGATGTCGATAGGATCGTTAAAATTCAT